GAATAGCGGACATTCTCGCGATCGACGTAGCAGCTCACAGCCTCGATCGGGCAGATGGCTTGCCCCTTGTCGTCCCTGTAGGGCGATTCTTGCTGTTCGAACACGCCGGCTGCGCAATAGACGCAGCGCTGCCACTTGCCGTCCTCGTGATAGTAGAGCTCGACGACCATCAGGCGCCGCTTTGCTGCATCGATCCACGGCAGGGCGTTATCGGGCCGATCGTTCCACGTCGCCTCTAGGCCGCTGAGACCACCCGAGATCGGATCGCCCATTGCCGCATAGGCTTCCGGGTATAGGCGCTGGAGATCATCGGCATAGAGCCACTTAGCAATGCCGAGATACTTCGCGTCCTTGAAGTCAGGACGACGCGAGAACGGGTCGCGGAAGAACTCCTCGTAGCGGATTTGCGTGACTACCACGTCTTCGCCATGCTGCTCGACGATGCACGCGCCGATGCCTTCGACCTGGTGATTTTCGGCAACGTCGAGCTTTGTCTGATCGAACCGGTTTGTATCGCCGATGAACCGCAGCGTCTTGGTGACGATATCCGCTTCATTCTCGTTGCCGGGATTGCGTGGATAGGCGCGGGGGGATGCCTTGGCGCTGATCAGCGTGCCCATGATGCCGTTGATTGCCGGCCGGATGCGATTAGTCCAGATCGGCGGTTGCCGGCGCAACCCTAGGATGCGCAACACCTCATGCGATAGCTGCTTGCCGTCGTAGTAATCGCGGCATTTCTGAGCCGCCAGCCGCTCGCGTGTCGTCGCGTCGCGCGCCATGTCGAACATCTTGCGCAGGCGGTCGATCGTCGGCTTCGATCCTGATAGCTGATCCTTGGGCAGCGTATCCTGCTTGCCCGTCATGTTGCCGGTGTCGTTTGGCGCGCTCGCGATCACTTGGGCAGCTCGTCAATGCGCGCCTGGATAGCCTTGATCCGATCCTTGTAGCCCGAGCCCATACGCTGCGACGACGCAAGCATGGCCTTGAGGCGGTCTAGCTCGGCGGAGTTTTCGGGCATATCCACACGGATATTCTAGCCCGTCTCAAGTCCATGCGGTTGCCTGGTCAGGGTTAGCGTTCGTGGTCCAGCCGTCGCGAGGGTTTACCTTCCTATCGATCACGGGGATAATCGCAGGATGCGCCATGTCGAGCGCGCGGCCGATGTTCGCCGCAGCATCGATCTCGTCGTCCCATCGCCCGGCTGGGAATTGCTTGTATTGTTTGATGATCTCGTCGCCGTCGAAGCCGATCGGGATATGCACCTCACCCATTGCCGCTTTCGCCTGAAACGGCTGCGCCTTGGTTGCTTTGTCACCACCCTGCGTGCTGATCTCTTCAATGCGGGTGTAAACGCTTAGTCGTCGCATCGCCGCAACCACGAATGGCTTGGCTGACTTCCAATTGTTATCGTTCTCCGGAAACCAGCACAGCGGCTTCCATTTCTTGATGAGCGGCAGCGCGCCTTGCAGGTCTAGAAGCTGCTCGCCACTCGGCAGGGCCTTGATGCCCATCGCCTTGTCGATCGTTCCTTGGATGCGATAGCCATCGAGCATCCATATGTGCTGATCAGCGTCGATACCCCATACCCGGAACACGTTGAAATCGTCATCTTGCGTTCCGCCTGGCGCGTGATCGCTGGTCATGTAGATGTTCATGGCGCGCTGGGCCTGATCGAACCGCTTGAACCATTCTCCTTTGAAAAACGTGCCTTCGTCGGGTGATGGCTTCTGCTGATAGAGGCTCGACCACGTGCGGCTGTTGCGCTTGAACGGCGCCCAATGTTCATGACTGAACCATTCTGGCCACAGCGTCTCGCCGATCGCGCGACCAAGCGGATCGTCCTTGCGATCGGCAATCGCGGGAAGGCAGATGACATGCCACACACGACCATCGCGGCCATTGAACACGCCGCTCTCGCCGTCCCAATCTTCGGGCAAGATGCGTCCAGCAGGATCGTCTTGGTGCCAGCGTGTGAGGATCATAACCTGCGGGGCACCTGGAATCAGACGCGAGCAGAAATCATCCTGATAGGCGTCCCACGTCTTGTCCCGTATCGTTTCGGACTCAGCGCCTTCACGGCCACGAATGGGATCGTCGAGAATACCCAGCGCCGCACGGTTGCCGGTCAAACCCGACAGGATTCCACCCGCCATGTATTCAGATCCGTTATCGAGCATCCATTCGTCGGCTGCGGTCTTGTCGGCGTCGAGCGATCGACCCGTTATGGCAAGGAACTCGGGTGTCTTGATCAACTGGCGTGCGCGGCGCCCCTGCTTGGCAGCAATGTTGCTGGCATAGCTAGCCAAGATGACGTGCCGGCGCGGCTTGCGCGCCATGAACCACGGCACAAACACGACATCGACATAGGTAGACTTCGCCGAACCTGGCGGCATGAACACCATGAGGTTCGGGATTGAGCCGGCCTCCACCTTCTGGAGCGCGGCAAGCAAAAGCTGATGATGACCGGCCAATATCGGTTGGCGAAGCGCATCATAGTTCGAACCGAAAGGATCACTCTCATCCTCGGGATTATCCGAAACCGGAACGGTCGGAATGTTAACCGAGCAAGCGAAATCCGGCAGGTAACGCCGAGCCAGCTCATTGCGGGCCTCAATGACGTGTTGTGTCGTTAGCAACATTCACCGCCGCCACTTCGCGCAATGCAGCCTCGCTAACGCCGCTCATATCGAGCGCACGAGCAATCGCATCGGCAAACCCATCACTTGGCTCGATCTCCTTGGGTAGGATCGATGCTACCGCCTTGAGATACTGATCAGGCTTGTCCTTGCGAACAGCCTCAATCACGGATTTACCGTGAAGTTCGAAGTCCGCAAGCATGTCCTTGAGAAACTGTTCACCGAGTTTATGGCGTGTGCCCTTAGGGCGACCTGCGGGGTTGCCTGACTGGCCTGGCTTGAACTGCCACGGTTTCTGATCACGGTCTGTAGTTTCAGTCATAGCCCAACAACCCCCCGAACGATCATCATAACCTGCGGATACGCAGCAACTACCACGCCGCACAAACATGCGAGCCCTACGAAATCATCGAACGCCCTGCTTACCATCACCATGTCTCCTGATACGGACGAATGCCCAAACTGCGACCAAGATCGAAATCGTCCCAGCCGCCTAAATCCTCGATCTGCTCCTGCGCCATGCGGAGCCTGCGCTTGATGCGGCGAACAGCTGTAACCTTGGCCAGCGCCTTCCGCGGACAGCCGGGCGGACGGTTGACGATACCGAGCTCTCGGCGCCAGCGCTCTATCACGTCACCACGGGCGCCGAAGCGCTTGCGTAGCTTTAGGTTGCCCTCGATACGGGCATAGGTCGGGAAGTCGTCTGGCATCGGACGTGCTGGCCTGCCTGCTGCCCGTTCGCTCATCCCAAATCATCCTGTTGAGTGGAAAGGGCTGCTACATCTGGCTTTCGCACGGTAATTATCAGACGATTCCTATCGTGCTGAATGTCGTATTGCTTGAAGATCCCGAGCGCGAGAGTATCCATTGTTTCCGATACTCTCTGCGCAACACGCTCTCGTGCTCGATTGATTTCCTCTGAAGCGATTGCGTCAATCGCATCGCGTAGCGCACCCCGGATAACACGCTCGATCATATCCTCACTCACTTGCTCGCTCCCTTGGCTATTGGGGGATGGGTCATGACGAACTGCTCGGGCTCGTCGAGGTGGATGGTCTGAGATTGAACCGTCATTTGCCCCACCTGTGATTTGACCTGATCTCGCGTTGCCCCACTTGCCCCACTACCCACCCCCCCTAAAGGGGGGATGGGGTGGTGTGGCAGTTTGGCTATGGGGATTTGCCCCACTTGCCACACCTTGCCACACCTGCTGTTTTCAAGGTGTGGCATCACTCTGTTACCCACCTTCCGACCACGACGAACTCGCGCTCCATGCGCTTCTCGTCCTCATCCATCACGACCTGTAGAACCCCCTCGCGAATCCATTTTTTGAGAATGGTGACGAGGCGCTTCTTGTCGCGCTTGTCGCCCGGATCGAGTTGGAGAATGGGAGCAATCGCGTGTCCCGCCCAAGCTTTCGCCTGGGAATTTTCGCGCCACTTGCCATTACCAATCGCGGTCTGGACTAGGATAAGATGCTGGGTGGATATCCCGTCGAAAGCGTCAGGCGGTGTCCAGGAACACGCGACGCCGACACTATCGCCGTTCTCAAGATCGACGTTGTTCATGCGATACCAGTCCGTAGAATCGGGCGGAGCTAGGTTGGCCTTGTCGTTGTCTATCCTGAAAAAGAAGCGGCGCTCGTCGTCGGCGACGTTCAGCGCGATCGCCTCGTCGCCGGTCATACGGTTGTAGACGATCACGGAGCGCGCCTTGCCGATCAAGGCAGATGCGCCACGCGCGCTGTCCGCCGTTGCCTCGGCGCCGTTCTGCTTGCGGACATGATGGACCAGGTTGATCGCGGCGCCGGTGCGCTCGGCGATCACGTTCCATTCGCGTGCCACGATATCGATCGCATTGTTGTCGTTCTCCGACACGGCATGCGAGCTGATGAAAGGATCCACGGTCAGCACGTCGATCCCGCGCTCGAGCATCTCCTCTATGAGAGCGTCGACGACCGGACGCGCGATCTTGGCGCCGTCAGGACCTTCTGTGGCGATGACGAGAGGCTGATCGCGCCCGCTGTCCACATAAAGCCGGTTCCCGATCTCCTGGGGCTTGATCCGGTAACGCTGGCACGTGGCATGGATGCGGCGCTCGATCTCCTCGTGCGGATCCTCGAGGTTCCATAGCCAGACGGTCAGCGCGCCTTCGGGAAGGCCCTTGTCGTAGAGGTCGCGGCCGGATGCCATCGCAAGCGCCTCGCCGATCTTAAGCGAGGACTTGCCGACACCGCCAGCTGCCACGTCGACCGACACGAATTTGCGCAGCAGATGCTTGCCGTACAGCCATTGCCGCTTCGGGATTTGAGCGGTGTCTCGCCACTCGAAAGGCGTCGCATGCACCAGCTTTTCGCTAGGTGTGGCAGGTGTGGCAAATAGCGCTGCAACGTCATCCAGCCCATAATGCGCCGCCTGATCGTTGAAGTCCTTGCCGTCCGCACCGACGAGCTCGGCTACGATCACTCGGCAACTCAACTTCTCGCCGAGCGCAGTCATAACGTCCGCGGCGTCCGCGTCGGCACCGATGATGACTTCGTAGCCCTGATCGACGAACTCGGCAGCGATCGCGCTTACGTTCGACTTGGAGAAGGCAATGGCAACGTCGAGACCGGTTGCCGCCTGCACAGTTGCCCCGGTCGCGAAGCCCTCCACGACGATGATCGTGACGCCCTGGTCGCCGAGAATGAGCCGCCCGCCACCTACGGGCGCGCCGGCATGAAAAAGCTTGCGCCCGCCTTCCTCTGGCGGAATCGTCTGCACGGATTGGATAAGCCCGGATGCGTCGTAGATCGGCACGAGCAAGTTATCGCCCTCGCGCTTGCACCCATAGGGCGCGACGTTCTTGCGGGTTAGGTAACCCGAGCCCACGCCGTTTATCGGGAGCGCCCGCGACCATCTCGAGCGAGCCTCGAGCGTCGCCTGTTCTTGGCGCGCGCGCTGCTGTGCCTCCATCATCTGGCGATCGGCCGCGCGTTGCGCCTGATCTTCCGGACTGAACGACGGCGTGGACCCGCCGGTGAGCGAACGGATGGCCTCAGGGATCGAGATTTTCTCGACTGCGGCTACGTAATCGATCACGTCGCCGTGCGCGCCGCAGCCGAAGCAATGGTAGGTCTCGGGATAGACGACGAAGCTGGGGCTGCGATCCGGGTGGAACGGGCAGCACCCGACCTTATTAGGCCCTGAGCGACGAAGCTTGACCGCCTGAGCAACGATGGTCTCAAGCGGGTGGTTCGCGCGGATGGCGCCGAAGTCGATCGCCATGTTCACGCCGTCTCCAACTGGTAGGCTTGGATCAGAAGCGCGGTGTCGTTCTGGTCGATCACGCCGTGGCAATGCGCGGCGATGATGAACTGCTTGCGCAATGCCGCCGTCTCGCAGCGCGCGATAAGCTTCTGCATCGCGACGAGATGATCAGGCAGGGCGCATTCGATCTTCACCGCTGTTCACCGACCGGCGCACCAAGCGACCGCAACCACGCCACAGCCCCATCGACAGTCCGACAGACCGCGACATTCTTCCCCATCCGGTGCAGCCGATTGAGCCGGTCGACCTGATCGGGCCGCGGCATCTCGGTGCCGTTCTTCATCTCGATCACGGCAGCGCCGCCAGTCCAATCGATCCCGAGATCGGGCTGACCGCGAATGACGCCCATGCGCTCGCCGCGCAGTCGTGCCCAATCGCTTTGTCGCCCGCCGTTGGGGACAGCATGGAAGGCGACGCCGTGGCAATTCTTCAACCGCTTCACCACCGCAATCTGGCGATCGTCCTCGCTGGTCTCGTCGCGATCCTTCGGCTGCACGTAGATGCCCAGATCCAGCCGCGAGCGCAGCGAATCTTCGGCGATGTCGTCGATCCATGCGAAGTCGAGCGCGTTCATACCCGAGCCGCCCGCTTCTGCAGCTGCTCGGCGACCATGCGCTCGGCATCGGCTGGCTTGATCCCGTAGCAACGGGCAAGCGTCTGCGCGTCGGGGTTCGGCGCCATGACCAGATAGGTCGCGGCGCCAGCGTTCTTGCTGGCGCGCGAGGGCTTTTGAGCGAAGCGGCGCGGCGTTCGCATCAGTATGCCTGCGCCTGGTCGCGAGCATGCTTGATCCGCATCGAGGTCGCCGCATTGGCGACGGCGCGCTTCGCATGCTCCGGCGTGCCGGGAACGTCGGCGAGGATGATCTTCCGCCGCTCAGCCTCATCGAACCCCAGCTTGCGCAGCCGCTTATTGAGCCGGCGCATCTCCACCGGGCACCACGGATTGTGCTTCCGGAATTGCGCATCGCGAGCCATCTGCGCGATCTCGGGCTTGGCAAGGTTCGCCTCGCCGATCTCCATGAACCGACGATGGTGCGCCTGGCCTTCCGGCGTCTGCAGCCGCTTGGCGATCGTCGCCTTGCTGTTGGCCGAATGACGCTCCCGATATGTCGGGTCGTCGAACTTGGCCTGCATGGTAGCGCGGACCTTCGCCTGCACATCGGGACGCCTTGCGACGGATGTCGCGCCACATGGACGGCAGTGCTTGCCGGGTGTGGTCGCCTTGCAAGCGTCGGCATGGAGACAGTGTGGCCGCGTCACCTGCTGTCCCCCAACGCAAACAAATGCTCCCCTGACCGCGCCAGCGACGACGGCCGGAACATGTCCTGCGCATGCCGCTGCCAGGCGCGGCGATAGGATTCGGGCGAACGCTTCGGTGCGGCGAATGAGGCGGGTGTGATCATGCTGCAATCGCCCGAGCCTTGGCGCAGACCTGCCGCGCCGCGTTACGAATGCGTTCACGCTCCATGGGCACGATCGTCGATCCG